TATTAAAAATATAGGCAAGTAAACATTAATTAAATAAGGTGGCGTATTTAATATCAAATATCCCGCAGTTTAAATGCTGGGTAAGAAAAGAGTTTACAACTAATCATCAACACGGGCATGGTGAGTACCTCCATGCTCTTGCTTTTGCAGTCAACACAATCCCAGATAGATCTCTGTCCTTTCAAGTAGTTTTTACAGGCTGTGAAACAGATTTTGAGGGTTATCCAGATGAAAACGTACATGGTGGAGCAATGTGGGCCCGTATGCCAATACAAGCTCTAGTAGGCGATATACCGTTAGCTGAATGGCCAAAACCTATGGAGGATCATTTAGCACAACCTTGGGACTGCCTTAGTCATCATCATAGCGTGGTTACTATGGATCGGGTAAGCTCAAGTCCTTGGTTTTGTAAAATAGGTGGCGAGTTCTATATGGGCAAATACATGTTTACGGTAGACTACACTGAACACTCAATAGCAGATGATCCTGCACAACACAAACAAAGTCACGTTCTATATTTAACAGACGCAGGTGAATATACTGGTAACTTTGTTGCATTACCAAATAATAGAGTGAGAGCAACCAATCCAGCCTTATGGAGAACAGGTGAAGGAGCTCCAGATTTTTCACCTAGTCAGTGGGTGCACTCTGCTGAGGCACATGAAAGTTACACAGATCCGACCATAACATTTGACAATTTATATGCACCAGAGGAAGATAGAGAATAATTATGGCATTATCTGGAAGTAAAGACTTTGAACTTGACGTAGCTGACTATGTCGAGGAGGCGTTCGAGCGTTGTGGGTTAGAGCTCAGAACTGGTTATGATCTCAAAAGTGCAACCAGGAGTCTTAATCTAATGTTAGCAGAGTGGGCAAACAGAGGCCTAAATCAATGGACAGTGCAAGAAAAAACACTAGACATGGTAAAAGATACAGCTACTTATAACATAGACAGCACTAATGCTACAGCACCGATTGATGTGCTCGACGTATTTATTAGAGAAACAGTAGGTACTGAAACCACTGATTTACCGCTAACAAGATTAAGTAGAGCTGAGTATGCTCACATAACAACCAAATCTAGCACAGGAAAACCAAATCAATATTTTATAAACAAACAAACTACACCAACAATAAAAGTATGGCCCACACCAGATAAATCTAGTACATACGTTGTGCACATGAATGTTTTGACAAGAATGGATGATGCAGATGCAGGTGCTAACACGCTGGATATGCCTTTTAGGTTTTACCCTTGTTTGGCTGCTGGACTTGCTTACTATATATCTTTGAAAAGAGCACCAGAGCGAACAGGTTTGCTCAAGGGTTTGTATGAAGAAGAGTTCCAAAGAGCTTTATCCACAGACGAGGACAGAGCATCGTTTAACATCACACCTAATTTAAGGAGTTACAACAACGCATAATGGCTTTTGCATCTGGTAAAAATTCATACGGTATCTGCGATATATCTGGCTTTAGGTACAAGTTACGCGAAATGCGTAAAACTTGGGATGGCTTGTTAGTTGGCCCAGACCAATGGGACGCAAAACATCCTCAACTACAACCAAAACCATCCGCTGTGGACCCTCAAGCAGTAAAAGACCCTAGGCCAGATACAGCAGACGATAATTCAACTTTTTTGGTTTATACCAATGTTGGTGATGGTAAGCTAGGTAGTGTTCTAACAACATTTTCTGTCAGCACTGGTGTTGGCGAGGTTTCGGTGTCAACATGAGTTTTACATTAGGCACACTTAAAACTGCAATACAAGATTATTTAGAAGTATCTGAAACAACATTCACAACACAGCTGCCAACTTTTATCACAGAGGCAGAAGATCGTATTTTTTCGTTTGTGCAATTACCAGAGCAAAGAAAAAATGTGCAAGGTACTCTAACATCTAACAATAGATTTCTTGCTACACCAACTGATTTTTATGCACCAATGAGTTTAGCAATAATAAGCTCAAGCACATACGATTACTTAGATTACAAACACCCATCATTTATTAAAGAGTTTTCACCAGGCACAACTCAAGCAAAGCCTAAATATTACTCTTTGTTCGATGAAACAGCTTTTGAAGTTTCGCCGTTGCCCGATGCAAATTACACGGTTGAACTTCATTATCTACATAAACCAGTCTCTTTGACTGCTGGTAGCGACTCTGGCACGACATTTTTATCCACAGACTATAGTGACGCCCTGTTGTATGGTTCTTTGGTTGAAGGTGCGTTATTTCTTAAAGAACCAGCTGACGTTATTGCGCAGTTAGAGGGACGCTTTAAGGAGGCGATAGCCAGAATGAAAAACACATCAGAAGGTCGTGGAACACGCGACGAATACAGGTATGATTCTGCTCGCTCTAGCGTGAGCTAGTGGGTAGAATAGAATCACTAGAAGGTAAAAGCATTGCTTTGGTCGGACTTGGCATATCTCAAGTTGATTTTGCAATAGGTTTACAAAACGGTAGAACTTGGGATGAAATATGGTGTATTAACTCAGCTGCATCTACTTATCCAGCAGATCGCATATTTATGTTAGATCCAGCAAGTAGATTTTTTGATAGTAATGATGCTGGCAAACAAACATCTGTTATGTGTAGGGTTTTAGAACAAACTCAGACACCAGTATATACATGCGAACTAGATCCACGAATAAACAACCCAGTTTTATATCCAGTAGAAGAAGTCTGTAACGCAACAAAATGCGCATACTTAAATAATACGGTTGCTTACGCAATAGCTTTTGCATTATTTAACAAAGTCGGGAGACTAGATCTTTTTGGTATAGATTTTTCATATAAAGAAAATATGCACTTTGCAGAGGCAGGAAGAGCTTGTGTTGAGTTTTGGATTAGTAAGTGTATGAGTGAAGATATACTAATTGGTATTAGTGGTAGATCTACGGTTTTAGATAGCAACGTTCCTGCTACTGAAAAATTGTATGGTTTTCATAGATTAGATAAACCATTAGTGGCAGTGCCGCACGAAGGCAGGTTCATTATTGGTCCTTATCAAGAAATAAATAAACAACTAGAACAATACGGTTTAAAAATAGATGAGGATGTGGTTCCACCAGAACCATACAAAGGATGAGTGTTGAAAGCGACTTCACTTTAGGCAAGGTTGGTGTTACTACTACAGAGGGCAAGGGCCATGACGCAGAGTTTTGGGCAGCTCAAGCAACTAAGAAAATATGTGACATTTCAGACAGCGCACCAGATCATATTAAACAGCAGGCTTTGGCTTTTCAAAACCAAGTTTATACTGTAATCTTATATACTATAAAAAATGCAATTAAGTCACAGAACACAACTTATGCAAATTTATTAGAAAAACAAGGCCACAGCGACATGGCTAAAATATTGAAGGAGCTATAATGGCAATAACATCAGCAATTTGTACGAGTTTCAAACAAGAGTTACTCGTAGGCACTCATAATTTTACAGCTACTAGCGGCAACTCATTTAAGCTAGCTTTATATACAAGCTCAGCTACTTTGGGTGCAGGCACAACAGCATTTACCACAACAGGTCAAGCGTCTGGCACAAACTATACATCTGGTGGATCAGCGTTGACTAACGTTACACCTACCACATCTGGAACTACAGCTTTTTGTGATTTTGCAGATTTAACGTTTAGTAACGCTACGGTAACTGCTAGAGGTTGTTTAATTTATAATGATACAAACTCTGATAAAGCAGTTTGCGCTATTGATTTCGGTGGTGACAAGACTTCTACAGCAGGCGATTTTACAATCGTTTTTCCTAGTGCTACAGCGACAGGCGCAATCATTAGGTTAGCATAGATGTCGCACCATGCCGCTATCAAAGTTAAATTTTAAGCCTGGGATAAACAAAGAAGAAACCGATTACTCAAACGAAGGTGGCTGGGTAGACGGTGACAAAATTAGGTTTCGTAAAGGCCGTGTAGAAAAAATAGGCGGTTGGGAAAAACTCTCATCTAATAATATCGACGGTTCAGCAAGAGCTTTACACTCTTGGATCTCTTTAGGTGGAAGAAAATATCTAGGCATAGGTACAACTAATAAATATTACATAGAAGAAGGCGGCAACTACAACGATATAACACCTATACGAAAAACAAGCACCAACACCATTACATTTGCAAAAAAAGAGAATGGATCACCAATAATTACAGTAACAGACAGTAGTCATGGCGCTGTAGGTGGTGACTTTGTTACTTTTTCTAGTGCAGTAAGTTTAGGCGGCAATATTACTGCGGCTGTGCTAAACCAAGAATATCAAATAAGCGTGGTTACAGGCACTAACACTTATGAAATAAGTGCAAAAGATACAAGTGGTGCAACTGTAAATGCAAATTCAAGCGATTCGGGTAATGGTGGATCTGCAACAGACGGTGTGTATCTTTTAAACTCTGGTTTAGATGTGTTTGTGCAATCTACTGGTTGGGGTGTAGGTACATGGGGTGCAGGTGCTTGGGGTTCATCAACAGCCTTGTCAGATACAAACCAGTTACGTTTATGGACACATGATAATTACGGTGAAGATTTAATAATAAATCCAAGAGCTGGAGCGATATTTAGGTGGGTAGAAAACAACGGATTATCGACAAGAGCAGTAGATTTAGCTACTACTAGCGGTGCAAATTTAGTGCCAACCAAAGCATTACAAGTGATAACTTCTGAGACTGATAGGCACTTAATAGTGTTGGGAGCTGATCCCATAAGCGGTAGTTCAAGAACAGGCACACTTGATCCTATGTTAATTGCATTTAGCGATCAAGAAAATCCATTAGAGTTTGAGCCACTATCTACAAACACAGCAGGATCTTTAAGATTATCGTCTGGCTCATCAATCATAGGTGGCTTAAAAGCTCGACAAGAGGTATTAATATGGACTGACACTTCTTTGTATTCTATGAACTTTATTGGCCCGCCACTTACTTTTGCACTTAATTTAATAAACGAGGGTGCTGGCCTCATCGGTCCTAAAGCAGCTGCAAACTCTCCAAAAGGAGTGTTTTATATGTCAAAAAAAGGTTTTTATTTTTATAACGGTGCAGTACAAAAATTACCCTGTAGCGTGCAAGACTATGTATTTTCAGATTTAGATGAGGGCCAGGCTTTTAAATGTTTTGCTGGTTTAAATGAAGAGTTTTCAGAGGTTTGGTTTTTTTATCCTTCTTTGACTGATAACGAAACAGAAATATCTCGATATGTAATTTATAACTATGAAGAAAACTCATGGAGTATAGGTACACTTGAGAGATATAGTTGGCTTTCTGCGGGTGTGTTTGATAAGCCTTTTGCAGGAGGTGAAGAAAGTACAACCAAGCGCATATATGAACATGAAGTTGGGTTTAATAATGACGAAAGTGCTATGGATGGTGTTTTTGTAGAGTCTGCTGATATAGATATTTCGGATGGTGATAGTTTTGTTTTTTTAAAAAAAATACTCCCAGATATACTATTTGTAAATCAAATAGGCACCAGCCAAAACCCAGCTGTTAATGTTGTAGTAAAACGTCGCGATTTTAATAACTCAACGCTTGCAACCGATTCCACTACACAAATAACTTCAAGCTCTACTTTTGGTTCTTTGCGTACAAGAGCAAGACAGTTTGTTCTGCGGTTTGAATCAGATGATGATAACACTGATGTAGACAGAAAAAATTATAAATGGAGACTTGGTAGCACACGCGTAGAAGTACAACCGTCTGGACGTAAATAATGAGCAAATTATTACCGACACAGTTGCCATTAGCAGATGGTAATACGGTTTCTGCTGACACATTTAACCGACTAATAAGAATATTAGAAATAAATCTAGGATCAGTTGATCCAGATAGCATAAAATCGTTTAACTCCACAGACATTAGCGAGTTGCAATTTGCTACAGGTGCTATTATATTTAACTCAACGACAGAGGTTCACCAAGCCTTTGATGGCACACAGTTTAGAAACCTGTATGAGCATCAAACTTATCCGACTGGTGTCTCTGCAACAATAAGTATAGGAGCTGTAACAGTAAGTACACCATGATAAGCGAACAACTACAAAACAGAATAGCAAGTTTAACTGGCAACAGTATGGCAGGTATGTCACGAATGGGTAAGGGTGCTATATCTAATAAAGATATTGATATGGCTATGCGTGCTTTAGGATTACCAGATGATGCTCCAATTTCTACACAAAAAAAATTACAACAATTAGCAACAGCTAATGCCATGGCAATAGCACAAACAGGCAAGGGAGCTATATCTAATAAGGAATTAGAAAAATACATACAAACCATGCCAAATATTTTGCCTCAAGAACCTGTAGATCCCCGCGATTTAATTAAAAATCTACCTAGTCCAGCAGCACCGCTAGTTGAGGATCCTCGCGACTTAATACAAAAACTGCCCTCTACGCCTGGTGCAATGTCCGATTTAGAAATGCAGATGTTTGAGGGCTCAGAAAATGTGTCACCAGAGGACGAACAAAACCTTCAAGAATTATTACAAAGGGCACAACAGATGTCAGCAGCTCCGTTGGGGCAAATCGCTCAAGGATTAGCTAAACAGGGTGTTGGTGATGATACACAACTTGCACACTTAAGAGCTGGTGAGGTGGTATTGCCACCAGAGTTTTTTGAGGACGAACAATTTGAAAGTGCTGTAGAGAAAAAATTTAACGAGCTTGGTATTGATCCAGAGCAGGCTGTTGTAGGCACAGGTGTAGCAAGTTTAAACCCAATGACAGGACTTGAACAGTTTGGATTTTTTAAGAAATTAGGTAAAAAACTTAAAAAAGTCGTGAAAAAAGTAGCGCCGATAGCTGCATTTATACCTGGTGTAGGAACAGCCTTGGGTGGTGTTTTAGGTGGTGTAGCAGGTAAAGTTGGTGGCGCCCTAGGATTAAAAGGTACTCTTGCTAAAAGTGTTTTAGGTGGTATTGGTGGACTCGGTATACCTGGCATATCAAGTATTGCGGGTGGTGCAGCTGGTGGTTTTGGTAGTTTGCAAGGTTTGGGAAGTTTAAGCGGTATGTTAAAAGGTGGTCCTTTTGGTGGTTTAGTAAATCAACAACAAATGCCAACAGATGACGTTATAGGCACTTTAGATGGTCAACCAATCACCAAAGCTGATTATGCAAATTTAACTACAGAACAAATTATGCAAATACAACCATTTACTCCCTCAACACAACAAGGTGGTGGTAATTTAATTAGCAGGCTAATAGGCGGAGGCCAAGGCCAAGGCGGAGGTTTTGGCAGTGGTCTTGGTGATGCCTTAAAATTAGGTGGCATCGGTGCCTTAGCAGCTGGTTTAGGTAAGTTAGCTTACGAAGATGCACAAAAACAAAAAGGTGTACCACTAACACCACTTACAACCATGAGTCCCACAGGCAGATACAACATTGAGGCTGAGATAGCTAGAAGAATGGGACAGCCAGAGCCCGATCCTGTAGAGTTTGGTTTACTACCCGCGGGCACAATACCAGAGTTATCTGGCGGTAAGCCGCGAGGCATGATGTATGGCGGAGGCGTTGAAGATCTTACAGGAGGTATGGTGCGTGGGTTAGCAAGTGGTGGCGGAGTCATGGCTTTTGCGCAAGGCGGAGCCGTACAAATGCAAGAAGGTGGTGAAATGGAGCCCAGTCAGTTTCCTAGAATGGACGGTGATATAAATGGTCCAGGCACAGAAACCAGCGATGATATACCAGCTATGTTAAGCGATGGTGAATTTGTTATGACAGGAAGAGCTGTAAGAGGCGCTGGTTCATACGAAATGCAAGCAGACCCCAACGGTATTATTAGTCTAATGCCTACTTTAGAAGAGGACAGAGAACGTGGTATGGATCTTATGTATAAAATGATGGACACCTTTGCAGGTAAGGCTAAGGCGTCATAATGTCATTGTTAAGAAGAGCCATAGAGAAAATAAAGCCTGTTAACAAGCCTTCAATGCAACTAGCTATAAGACGACCAGGCAGGCCAAGACCCTTGCCGTTACGACCACGACCCTTAAGGAGAGAATTTTTACAGAGACCAGTTGATAAAATTACAGGCGATGTTTTAACGCCTGTTGAACGACCGCCGTTTATACAAGAATTAAGACCACCTAGAACACCACCACCTATAGACTTTGGTTTTGGCCCAGGTATAAGACCAACAGAGATTCGTGGACCAGACGGAAGAATTATTGGCCCAGCAGGTGTTACGCCTACAGATTTTACAAGAGAGATAAAACCCATAGATCGTGGTAAAGCACGGTTGGATTTAGGCGATGATTTTTTAAACAAAGTAAACAAAGGGCCAGGGTCTTTTAATGATAGACCTGTAGCCATAACAGACCCTATTGGTGAACCTACTTCTGCCACGCCAGCTGCACAAACCACAAACATGCAACCAATAAATGTTTCTAATCAAGATCCTTTTACAGCAAGTGTAACGCAACAACAAGTTGGTCTTGATCCACTAACTGAGCAACTGCTATTCGGTATAGGTGGTAAGGGTGGATTTATACCTGGAGCTATGAGAGCTGCTGAGAGAGTGTTTTTTGATGAGCAAGGTAATCCCATAGTTATAGACGAACAAGTTGCAGGTTTTAGTCCAGATCAGCTACAGGCCATGCAAATGCAAAGACAAGCATTGGGAATACAAAATCCATTCTTGATGGGTGCTGGTGAGGCTTTTGGAGCTGGTACGCAAGCACTTGAAGAAGGATTACAAAGAGGTAGGACTGCTGCAATCGGTGCCTTAGAGGCTACGAGAGGTGGTGTAGGATCATTACAAACTGGTTTGGGTGAGTCAGCTGATATATTAAGAGGCACTTTGGGTGGCTATGATCCAAGCATGACACAACAGTTTTACGATCCGTTTGAAGATAGAGTGGTGCAACAAACCATTGAGGATATTATGGAGCAAGGCGCAAAGTCAGATATAGGCGCCAGAGCAAGTGACATAGCAAGAGGCGGTGAGTCAGCTTTTGGCTCTAGAGCGCGTTTAGGAGCCTCTGAGCGTCAAGAGGCGCTTGGTAGAGGTTTAGCCGAGGCTTTAAGCGGTATTCGCTCTAGAGGGTTTCAACAAGCTCAACAGACAGGTTTGGGTGAGTTTGCAAGACAAAAGGCCGCAGAGAGAGCTGCAAGCTCTGGTTTAGCTAGTTTAGCTGGTCAAGGCTTTGGTGGTTCACAAGCTCTTGCAGGCGCTCTGAGTGGCTTAGGACAAACAGAACAAGACATAGGACAACAAAGGTTCAGTGGACAATTTGGCCTTGGAACAAGTTTACAAGGTCTTGGAGCGCAAGCAGCAGGCGCATCTGCATCTGACATAGCTGCACTTTATGGCATGGGATCACAACAACAACAACAAACCCAGCAAATGTTAGATGCACAACGTAGAAACCTACAACAAAGACAAATGACTCCGTTGCTACAGTATCAAGCATTAGCACCGTTTGTGAGTATGGCACCTGCTGGCCAGTTCCAGACAACTACACAATTTGCACCACCGCCTAGTCCAATGCAAGCAGGACTTGGTGTTGGTTTATCAGCCTTTGGAGCCTTGGGTCAGCTATACGGCGGAGGTAAATAGTGGCTATTACAAGAGCTCAGATACCAGAACAAATAGATATTTTTAAAGAGGGTGGTGCTGCTGAGTCCGATCAATACACAGATTTATATAACAGATTGTCACAAACAGATTTTGATGCTAGCTATGACAAGTATATGCAAAGATTGTCACAGTTTGCACCAGAACAACCCAAAATGAGTATATTTCAAGTAGCCAGTGAACTGGGTAAAGGTTTGTTGTCTACGCCAAATACAGGGGTTGGCAGCACATATCAAGGTTTAGGTGTTGGTTTTGATAACATTTCAACAAGGTTAAAAGCAGATCGTGAAATGAATGAAAAACGCAGGAGAGAAGTAGCTATGATGGCAACACAAATGGCTATGCAAGATGAACAAAAGGCTAACGATTTTTTAAACGACATTGCATTACAAAGAATTAGCGCAGCAAATAAAAAAGTAGACTACATTACACTTGAATATCAAGAGGGTGGAGAAACACAAAGCATTAGGTTGCCAGACACAAATCAATATGCAGAACAAATAAACGACATAATACAAAATAAAGGTGGTAGAGAGGTTAAACCAGCAACAACACAAATAAACATGCCTGGCGGAGAACAACCAGGTGATAAAAAAGCTATAGACCAAATATTTAAAGATCAAGAATCTTTTGGTGAAAAAGCAGAGGCATCTAATTCGACAATAGATCAAGTAAATCAAGCAAGACTTTTAGCAGAAGAAATAGGACCAGAGGATTTTGGACCTTTTGCAAGATCTACTTTATATATAAGAGAGTTTGTGGACGGCTTAGGTTTTGGCGACTTGTTAGAAAATCCAGACGTAATCGCTCCACAAAAAGCATTAAATCAGCTTTCCATGAGTTTTACTATGGGTATTGTCTCACAAACAAAAGGTGCTATATCTGATAGAGAAATGAAACTATTTATACAGGCATCGCCTACACTTGGCTCTACTTATGAGGGTTATATGAAACAGCTTGAGCTACTTGAAAGGCTAGCGTCAAGAGACTCTGATTTTTATTCACAGTATTTAGATGAATATACAAGACTAATTGATGAGGGTGTAGGGCCACAAAAAATGCAAGCACAACTAGAAAAATTTGCCACTAATTGGAAAAAAAATAACCCTTTGTTTACTAGGGAAGAAACAAAACAATTACAAGATATAATTGAGTCTGGAGAAGGCTTGGCTAGTGATTTTGATAGGGATGCGTTTGAACAAAGCATAAATCAAAGAAAGGAAGATCAAGCAAAAAAAAGAGTTAGTGGCATTGAGGGTGTGCCAGATGGATCAACTGTTATTGCACAGGTCGGAACAACAACATTTTATTTAAAACCAGGTGGTAACGTAAATAATAAAGATGACATAATTAAGGTTGAATGATATGTCTGAAATATCACAAGAAGAATTTGAACAGCTACAACAAATAGTTCAACAACAAGAAGAAGAAAAAACCACAGAAGGAATCATAAAAAACGATCCAGAGGCATCTGGTAGATTTGATGCGTTTCTAGCTGGTATGACAAACAACGAGGATTACAAAATTAGATGGTTAGCAGAAAAAAGATTTCCTGGCTTAGTAGAGCAAGGCATAGACCCAATGCAGTTTTATTTTATAGATGGAGACGGTGACTTATCTTTTGCTGACCCAAACGATAATTTTAAAAATAAAAAAGAATTTAAAGAAGGCTTATTTACGGATGTTGATTACTTAGACAACATAGGCCCAACAGGACAATTTCTAGCAGAGGTTATACCTGGAGTTATAGGCATGGGAGCTGGTTTTATAGTTAGCGGTGTCCCTGGTGCTGTTTTAGGAGGATCTGGTGGCACCGCTGCTGGTGGCACTGTAGCTTACAGTTCAAGAGCTGGCATATCTAATTTTTTTGGTGGGCCACCACTTTCAGTAGAAAAAGCAGGTAAAGATTTGGCTTTTGCATCTTTGTTTGGTGGTATACCTATTGGTGTGCCAAGCAAGGCTTTACCTAAAGCATTTCAAGGTATTTATGAGAAGTTTCCAGGCATTGAAGGCCGTGAGGCTTTGCAAGATGTAATCTTAAACGGCGGTAAAACAGTAGATGATAAAATTGCATATCTTAATGAAAAATATCCAGACGTAACAATAACAAGAGCCGAGGCTGATCCTTTGGTTGGTAACAAAGGAGCTCAGTTACAGGCTTGGTTGTTAAAACAACCAGAGAATCAAAAATTAGTAAATTTTTACAACGATAGAAACGAAAGGGTCCGTAATATAGCAGAAAACTTTTTTGATGAAATTTTATCGGGCAAGTATGTTGACGATGCTGTAAAAAATAAACTTACAGGCAAAGCAGCTATAGATGCAGAGGTTGATGTAGCAAGAGCCTTAGATGATTTTTTAGCTAATGAAAAGGCAGCACTACAAAAAAGAGTTGGCCCTATATATAAAGAGGCTTACGATTTGGATGTTGTGGTAGATATTTCTGATGTTTTAGATGATGTTGTTAAAGTTATAAATGATCCTAATGTTTCAACTGCTAAAAAAAATGCCTATAAAAAAATACAAAAAGCTCTTACAGATGCAAATACAGATGCAGCTCGCAATACCACTGAGTTAATACATCAAGGACTAAAAGATGATTTCAATAGGGTTTTTGCTAGCTTGTCTACAGGTAATAATGCAGACGCTATATTAAAAAGAGAAATCACACAGATTAGAAATAGAGTACAAAATCAACTTAGGGAGGTGAATCCTAGTTATAAACAAGCTACTGATATTTATAACGAGGCCACGGGAACAGCACAACAATTAGAAAAAAGTGTAGCTGGTCAATTTGCAAAAGTTGTAGACTTGGGTGGTCAAAGAGCAGCGGCTTTATCAAAGAAGTTTTTTAGTGGCAACATACCTGTAAAGGAGGTAGAAGAACTTAAACGTATTTTACAAGAAACACCAGAGGGTGCTACAGCGTGGCAAAACCTTAAAGGCACATGGTTATCAACCCAATGGGATGATGTAATTGTGAATCAACCAAACCCTTTGGGTGAACCCAACGCATATCTTAGAGCTCTAGGTATAAAGTCACCTACAAAAGCCTTTGGCGAAGTTGGAGAAAGGGTAAGGCCAGGTAAAAGCAAAGAAATTTTTGAAAGGCAGGCTAGAGGCAAGAAAGCTAAAATGTGGCAAGCTATATTAGAGCCAGATGAGTTCAAGGCTTTCATTGATCTTACTCACATGTTGCAGGCAGTAGGTAGGTTACAAACAGCCGCGGGATCAGACACATTCGCAAACCTAGCTATTGATGAAATAATTACAGCTGGCTCAAAACAGGTTATCGGTAGTGGTGCTCCAGGTTCAGCTATTATAGCTAAAACCGCAGGAGTTGTTGATGCAGTAAGCGCTATACCCTCTAGGATATTATTTAGAGGAACAGACTTAGCAGGTAAAGCAAATGCAGCACAAAAAGATGCTTATATTGATTTACTTATTGCACACATAGTCGACCCAGAAAAACGTATTGTCATGCAAGAGGGTTTGCAGGCATTTCAACCAGGTGTTTATTTAGCGACGCAAACTTTTGCAAGAGGTGGTGTTGAGGGTATTACCAATCTTGCAGATACTATAAGAAAACAAAATGAGGCGATTCAACAAGAGGTACAAGCTCCCACAAGTGGCCCATTACAACAACCAGAACAGGTTGTAGTAGATCCAAACTTGCAAACTTCTATAGAGCAATTTAGCCTACCGCAAATGAATCAACCTGCGTTTGATTTGCCAGAATCAGATCTTGCTGCACCAGAAATGTTGTCGCCGACAATATTGCCAGATGAAAAAGATCGTGAGATCGCAATGCGACAAATGGGTGGTCTTGGTTCTTTAGTCTAGAGATTCAGTAGCTTTTATAATCGCACCTTCAACTTCATAATCTAAGTCCAAGCCATGTATGTCTTGACCGTCTATGTTTACGATTACATTTCTGCTGATTAATCTAAGTAAGGCTGCTTGTTGGTGTAACGTTGTTCTGCTAAACACATCTACTATTTCTTGGGCCTCCATGACAGGCCTATAAGATTGAGGCACTGATTTGTCGCTAACCATGATGTTATTAAGCCACTTCTTCATTTGCATGTATCGTAGCCAATCGTTTGTGTTCTTTTTGTATTAATACCTTGAGCTGATCGATTTTAGACCTATGCTCCATACTACAAATCTCACACAATAGATCATAGGTGCTAGGATCTACTGCTAAACTTTTTCTTATTTCTTTGCCTTCACTCATAATAGTTATTTGTACCACATATTGTTATGGTTTGGTATATTCTATAAAAATTTACAAAAATATACAACATATTGTTTATTTTTATCTGATATACTTAATTGCATGTATAAACTTAAGAACTACTTGTTGAGCATGCAATCGCACTGGATGATTAACCATACCACTTATGATGCGGTGCAAGAAACAATCCCGCAGATTATAAAATACAAATCCAACTATGGCATGGAGGACATGGGCAAAACACCTGTACATGATGTGGTAAAAAAAATATATCCAGAGATTTATAGGTTTCCTTTGTTTCGCAGACACTTCTGCACCTTGCTATTAAAAGAAATAGATCAAATGAAAAAAGATATTGGTTTTGCAGGTAACGAAGATGAAGATACGTTGAGGCAGATACCAGAGATAGTCCTAAGAGAACATGTGCCAGAACTATATAGGACCATGTGGTTTGTAGTACAAACAGTATTAAATCCAATCTTTAATGCAATATGGCAACGCGATTGTAGAGATCCTGCAAGCATACAAATAGCTAACTACAACCTAAAAGAAAAACAACAAGGTGCCTGGCACCATGATGAGTCGGCAGACATTTCTGTTGTTGTGCCACTTAATACTGGCAAGTATAAAGGTGGCGGTACAGCCTTTCACAACTATGGTGAGGTGCCACCATTACCTACAGGACATGCGCTCATGTTTCCGTCTTTTAATAATCTGCATAAAGGCCTACCAGTAGAAAGTGGTGATAGATACCTTTTGGTTTTCTGGTTATGTGATAGGCAAAAAACGATAGATTTATACCATTCTTTGGACTAAAAAAAACTTGTTATTATTGTGTGTAAATAGTTGCATATAGTTGCAACTTGTGGCATTATATCTATGTGGGAAATTTAATTAATAACAAAACCAAGGAGGGTAATGTGAAAAATAAATATGACTATGAATTGCCAACTTTTTGTCCAAAAAAGATTAGAGAGTTGAGCCACAAAGAAAAAGAAGTTCTTTTTAAAAGAATTTGTAATTTGAAAAACTGGAAACTTGGTATCGAGGCTATGATACCAGAAAAAAGGTTTGACGATTACAACGCGGCGGTAATTTACTTCACTGGTGGTCCTTTGGAGATTGTCACTAAGGTTGACGACAAAGGCATGGTCGGTGTTGTGGGTTATGGATATTATCACCATATTGGAGGGTAAATAATGGACAAACCAATAAAAAAAGCAAAACAAATATTGGACAGATACATTGAGTTACACAACAAAGGCACTCATGTTGAATTTGAAAATTATAGATATGACATATTTGAAAAATATGGAATAGACGACGCAGATTGGGATAAAGTATTTATGTGGGATAAAAACCCTAGAAATACTTTATTGACACAAATCACATATCAATTAAATGAGGGTAAATAATGGAGAAAATTGTATTAACTGACGAGAGAAAAGCTGAATTAGATAATTATTCAGAGGAAGAAATTATTTTTCTATGGAACGCTTTTACACAACAAGAAATAGATTATTTAGAGGAGGGTAAATAATGAAAATAACATTAAAAAATGTAAAACACTACGAAAGCATGAGCGAAGAAACATATTGTTTTGAGGCAAGTCTTTATGTAGATGGCAAGAAAGTTGGAAGAGTATCTAACAGAGGGACTGGCGGTTGCCACGACTATGACTTTGACATGAAAACTGAAAGGAAGTTAGACAAATGGTGTAGGGCAAATCTTCCCAAGTGGAAAATGTATGATAATGAAGAACATGATACAGATTTAGAAATGCACATATCTGACTTGGTCACTAATTTTTTAGATAACAAGCACCTTAAAAACTTGCTTAACAAAAGCGTTATTGTTATGGACGATAGCTGTAAAGCGGGTGAGGTTTATCAATGGAAATTTTCTAAGTATAAAGGCAGAGCCAAATCAGAGGTAGTTGATGGCGTTACTAATGCTGTAGCTAAAAACCAAAAAATGTTAAATCCAGTGGTGTTAAACTCATTGCCTTTTGACAATGCCGTGAAGGTTTATTTCAAAAAAGAGGTAGCATAATGAAACTTACAACACAAGAATTAGCAATAGTTAGTAAGTTAATTGATCTTAACTATGAATATTTTGACAAGGAAGTTAATAATAATTTCATAAAAAATCAAATAAACGATAACCTAGAGTGCTATCAAGCACCAAAAAACAGTCAACAAGATACTGACTTATGTGAAGTAAAACAGGAAGATTTTTATATTCTTAAATCTAGAATAGATAGGTATTTTAACTAATACAAATCTGTAATATCTACAACCTGGACACCGTCTAGGTTGTAGGGTCTAAAGTCGTCTTTATCTTTACACTTTAATAACAAATCTAAGGCTTGCTCGTTTCGTGCTCTAGCATATTCAAGCGCCTCCTCTGACAGAGTATAAACACCGTATGGATATGGGTGCGCTTTCTCTTGTGCAAGAAAGTTAAAGCCATGTGCTTTGAGTCCAGATAATATACAGCCGTCTACATAGAGAGCTGCTTGCATGTGATAGTTGAAACTGTTGATGGCATTTCTAAATCCTCTTGGTGAGGCGTCACGACAAGTTTTAAGGTCCCAAACCCTTTCGCCGTCATACCAGTCTAGTCTGCATTTGAAAGGGTGGCCGTGCCACTCAAAGACGAGTGTAAGTTCTGTCTTGTGATCCTCAGCTGGTACATAGTCTTGAACTACTGCTCGGCGTTCCATACACACATCATACATGTCACGACTTATGGCCGTGCGATTGCCTATGGTTTCCATAAAGTTTGCATAATCTTCTTTGCCAACTTTAGTACGCCTATCTATGTTTGGTTGAATCACAAACTCTTTATCAAAGTTATGCTTTTCTAAGAACACGGTATGTTGTACTCGGCCCTCAAGTAAAGCTGGTGTTTCAGCAAGGGCCTTGCGATTCTTCCAGCTGTACGGGCATTTTATGACCGTAGTTAGATCGTGAGATCTATAAGCTGATATCGCATCGTATTCTTCGTAAGCTATGTTTTCGTATACGCCTGGTTTCATAGTAGTCCTCTAATTGTGGTAGGTGGCATAACTCGTATGGAGTTGTGTGAGTCGAGTTGGAGGGTAACCACCTACCAACAAACTAAAACGGTATATCGTCGTCTGTTAATTTATTATTATCTTCTGTGTCGTCAAAGTTTGGTGAATTACTTTGCGCTGCCTCGTCTGTAAGTTTCGATACCTCGTCTGACATAGAAGTGTTAGTAGATTTACCTACTGCTGCTTTGTATTCGTATGAATCCTCTATTTTTCCTTGTTGCCAGTCTGGAAAAGTATCAAACATATCTGACATAGCTTTACCGCCAGGTGTAGCTGGGTCTTTTTTAAAATTACAAAATACATCTAAATCAAAAGATCTTTTTTCGTTTTCTGTATCAACAACCTTAATGCCACCGTCTGGCCTTTGTAAGTTGTGTATTTTTGGATTGCCACCACCCTTACCATCTGGGGTTGGTTTGGTATGTGCCACTTCTATTCTTGCTGTGCAACCTAAGAGTTTACTCATATCAAAACCTTGCAGTTCTTCCTCGGTAAAGGCCTTACCTCTCCAACTAACCAAGTGTTGATGTAGTTTAGCTTGCTCGAACAAAGATGCAGTGTAAGTCCCAGAGACAGCAAAAGGTCTGCCGTCTTGCATTTGCACTTCATTGTTGTTTGGCTCTAGGGCCTCAGTAACCTCAAAGGTAATAATCACTTGGGTTTTCTTACTGGTCTCTCCGTTGTAAACCTCGTCCCTTGTTCCCATATCTACGATCTGATAACAGGTCCCAGCATAGATGCCTGGTTGTAATTTTGGTAGGTTTTCGCCGCTACCGTCGCTACTCATAATTAAGCTCATAAATTCCTCCATTTAGTGTTTGCAAATTATTATAAACTTGGTGTACTATTCTATATACTTTTATAAACAAAGTAAACACACAAAAAAGCGATGGATTGATGTCATTAAAAATAAAAGGACCTAACAGAAATAACAACAGACCCTTCACCAAGGATTTCACTTCTCAGTTTCGCGATTTCTTATCCACCCATGGATATGAACCAGATCCCAATAAGGGATTGGTTACCGATGGCTCTATAGGTCGAGCATACATCAACATTGGTAACCAGCGTAAGCTGGTGGGTTGGTATCAAGCCTGGTTAGATCAATCTTCCCCCTACGGTCGTATTGGCGATTACAGAATCAGCACTGACCAACCCACGGCTACCTGGAAACCAGAGAATAGTAGAAGGTATCGTATGACCAAAGCGCAGAAGGCGGAGATTGAGGAACTACGACGCCAAGCTGAGGTCAAGTCAGCAGAAAAATATACGCAGGCCGCGCAGCGAGCTCAGTCGATTTGGGACAAGGCTAAGGATTGTGTCAAGCATGAGTATCTAGAAAAGAAACAAGTCTTGTCTTATGGTTTAAAGGAGGACGACCATGGCAACTTAGTCATTCCTATGAAGGATGGCCAAGGCACTATCGTTGGCTTACAGTTTATTGCTGGCGATGGCTCCAAGCGGTTTCTTACTGGTTCTAAAAAAAGCGGTAGCTTTTTCTTGCTCGGCAGAGAGATATTCAACAGCTCTGACACGCTTAATTATGCAGAGGGTTATGCCACAGCTGCATCTATCTACGCTGATCGCTCACAGCCAGTTGTAGTGGCTTTTGACGCCTATAACTTAACGCCTGTCGCAGAGGTTATGTATAAATATTTTCCTAATCACAAACACGTTTTTGTCGCAGACAATGATGATAGTAAAACAGGTGAAAAGGAGGCCAAGAAAGCAGCAGCTTATGTAAAGAAAGTAGGCGGGTATGCTGAGATCCACATGCCAGAGACTAAGGGTGATTATAACGACCATAAGAACGAAGTTGCTGTCACCGAAGGTGAGGTGGTCCTACAAACATTAGATGTGCCAGTAGAGTTTGACTTCGTAAGAAGTGCAAACGGACGTTTCCTAAACACTAAAGATAATATCGGTGGTGTCCTAGCAGTACACGGCGTTGACGTGCGCTACAACGTGATAAAGAAAAAGATGGAGATAGACATACCAGAAATGACCTTTATCGCTGACATGCAAGAGGAGGCGTCGCTGATTGAGATTGAAAATCGTTGTATCAATATGGGCATACCACATACTAAAGTTCGAGACTATCTTAAGATATTGGCCCGCGAATACAATCCTGTAAAAGAATGGATTGAGAGCGAGCCGTGGGATGGAGTCGACAGACTACCAGAGTTTCTAAACTCTCTGACCACAGAAGAGTCGGCGCAGCTCAGAGACATGTTACTCAAGAAATGGTTAGTAAGCTGCGTGGCAGCGGCCTGTGAAACAAATGGCGTTGAGCTCGAAGGCATACTGGTCTTACAAGGTGCGCAAGGACTCGGTAAAACCTTATGGTTTAAACGCCTGTGTGATTACAATAAAGGCTGGCTGTTAGAAGGTGCAACCTTGAATCCGTCGGATAAAGACAGCG